GCCGGTGCCGCGCCGCCCGCATCGCCCGCAAATGCGCCGCGCTCTGATACGCCCGGTTGATCCAGTCCAGCAACTGCACCTTGCGCACCGGCGTGGCAATCTGCAACTCCGCGCGCCACTGTTCCGCGCGTGCTTCCAACCGTTCCGGCTCGCTCGCCTCCGCCACAGGTTTGATGATCCGCATAAAGGTTTCAGTGTTTCAGCGTGTCAGCATTTCAGCTTTTCCCGGCCTTTTGCCATCCGCCGGTATCACCACCCCGCGCGCCGCGCGTTGCTTCACCGCCCGCGGGCTCATGGAATACGTCCAATTCTTCCGCTCCCGCGGCACAACCGCAAAACTCCGCGTCACCTTCGTGCGCCCCGCCGCGATGCTCGCCGCCAGATAGCGACGCGCCGCCTCATGTTCCTCCTGCGTGATGGGCAAGCCTTTCATATCCGATTCTCCCATTCCTCCGCCGTGGCCACGATCAGCGCCAGCCCCTTGCGCACCAAGCGCCGCCGCTCGCGTTCATCCTCGGGCGCGGTATAACGCAACGCCTCCGCCACGTCGCTAGTTCCGATCGTCAGCACCGCCATCCAATCCAGGTCAATCGCGTCTTTCGGCGTCGTGGCCGGCGGATACCCCCCCATGTCCAGGTGTTCGATCAACTGATTGCGCTTGGTCGCCTCAATTGCCTCCTGAAATCGTTTGCTGCGCTTGCTCATAAAAGTGGAATGCCGTCTCTCCGGCTGTCACGCTTCCCGCGTTTGGCTTGCCATCCGCCCAGGCAAGCAGGCTGCTTGGTTCACTGGATTGTCACACATGGACGCCCCAGTGTTCGACCCGCCAAGCACTCGGGTAATTACACGCTTCCGAGTAACGGCAGGATGCCCGTCTCGGCCTCGATCTGGCGCACGATGCCCGGGTGTTCCGCGTCCCCAATCAGGTTGTCCCGGATCAATTGCGGCACGCCGATCGTTTCAAAGTGCAACATCATCTTGCGCTCCGTCACCCGCACCTTCAGCCGCGCGGGCACTTGGAACGCATCGCCCCCTTGGAAGATGGCAAACCCGCCCACAATCTGCTTGGGCAACTCGATGCTGCCGCCGCCCACCTGCCCCTTCACGTCCACATCTTCCTCGTAGTTCACGGAGTAAGCCCCCGTCTGCAAGCGGAGCGAAGTGTTGAACCGCGCGTTCTGATGGCCATGGAGCGTTTGCACCAATTCCAGCAACGCCGCCCCGCTCGGGGCATCCACGCCTTCCGGTTGCACGAATAACCCCAAGTTGTCCTCCAACCAGGTCGCAAACGTCACCTGATCCATCGGCTTGCGGTTCGCATCCAGCCACGCCTTCCATTCCGGCGTCGGCAACGTCGTGAACGTCGCCCGATGCTGGCAATAATTCGGCGTCAAGTCCTGGGCGTGATAATCCAGCACCGCCGTGAACGTGGCCGAGGTTTCGCCCACCTGCGCGAAAATCAGCGTTTCGTCAGATTTGAAACGGTTCACGTACTCCACAAACGAGCCCGCATCAATCATCCGCACCGTCTGATTGATCCGCCGCGGTGGAAAATACCCGCTCAAATCCTGCACCGTCCCACTGGGGAGAATCACAAACGGATTGCCGTCCTTGTTCTCCTGTACCTCCTGCTGCGCCTTGCCGGTATCCAGCAACAGTTGCAGCGCGTCCTTGTTCAATTCACTCATGGTTTTGTTTGGTTAATGGCCTGCCGTTTCCGGGCTTAAATCGCCTTGGCCTGGCGCAACGTCGTGACATCCACCGCCTTGCCCCCGCTGATCGGGCGCAACGCCAATTCCCGCTGGTTCGGATCATTCCGATGCAAGTTCCCGTGCGCGTCCGAGAAAAAGAAACTCGTGACGGGCTTGGGCTCGGGCAGCGTGGTTTTGATCTTGTCCGCCACCACCACGGCATTGCTGCCATTGGCGGCCGGTTTGAATACCATCTTCAGGGTGATCCCAGCCGGTTTACCTTGGGCCTGGGCCGCTTCAATTGCCTCCCGCATCGCTTGCGACAAGTCCGTCAGGACCTGCCCGCCGCGATGCAGTTGCAACAGTGACAGAAACGCGGCATCTATCGCCGGTTCTGCTTGGTTTACTTCGTCGTCATTGTGTTGTGTGCTCATAGGAAAAAATTATGCCGCTTTATCGAGTTTCTGAGTTTTGGCTTTGCCATATTTCCACCGGCCCGAGCGCAACGCCTCATCGCCCTGGGCCTTGTCAAACAACGGCGTTTCCGAGCGTTCCAACCGCGTCAAAATCCCCGCCCGCACCGCCCGATCAATCTCCGTCTCCGAACAGCGCCAGCGCGCCGCCGCCCCCGCCCGGTCCACCCACGGGCTTTGACATTCAATCACCGCCTGCCGCACCGCCTGACCCATCTGCGCCTGGAAGAACGGCCCTTTAAGGAAGGCCGCCACCGCTTCCAAATCCGCCACCGCCCGTTCCGCCTGCGTTGTCAGTTCTTCAGTCATGGTTAAAGCCAAAACTCATAAACTCACAAACGGACCAGTTTCATTTTTGCCCACGGCGGCGCAACTGACATGTCACGGTGGATTGGCCGCCCCGCACAGGCATCTACTGCGTCATAGCGGTGCGAATAAGTTCCCCAATTGCATTGGTAAACCACTTTCCACCCCAGCCATTTCAAAATTCTTTTCATGAGTTTTTGAGTTTTGGCTTAGAACAGTTCCGCTTGGACCTTTGGCCGCGCCGGCACGGCGCGCCACACATTGGCCGTCATGCCGCTTTCATTCGTGCGCCTCGCGCCCGTGTGCTCAATCTTCCCCATCGTCCGTAACTCCGAGAACCGCGGCCGCACCGCCAGCACCGACACATTCAGCAGGTCCGCAGCTTCATCCGTCGTCAGGTCGCCGCGCCGGGTAATCAGGTCCAGACACCGCTCGCGTAGAGTCGGAGCATGTTCCGCCATCGCGTCCGCCGCGTCCTGGCTTGTCCCCGCCACCTTGGCGCCCGGATGATCTGGATATGTCGCAATCATTTCAGCGTTTCAGCTTTTCAGCTTTTCAGCGTTTCCCCCCTCCGCTCACCTCACCCTCCGCAATTGCCGGCTGCGCACCAGCCATTTGCCCAGCGTGTGGCGCCGGCGGTTCTCCTTGCGGCGCAACTCCGCCGCCAGTTCATCCGCCGCGCCGGCGAGGAACAAACACGCCAGAACCGTCATCCAGAGCCAGAGCACACAAGCGGATGCAAAGATGATCGTAAACGTCGTTATCACGCGGCGGCCCTTTCCATGATGCTGGCCACGCCGTTACAGCGCAGAATGCCCAGCCGCGCGATCCGCACCCCCTCCACGTCCCCGGCGTGCTCCGCCCGGGCCAGATTCAACTGGTGCTCCGCGAGTGATTTTGCATTCCGCTCGCGCACGATTTTGGCGCGTTCGGCTTTTTCAAACAGTGCGGTGATGATCTGCGTCATAAAATGGTGTTCAGTTTTGGTTTGAGGCTGCCGGCGGTAACACCGGCAGCCCCTTGCCAGAGCGGAAAGAGTCACCCGACCGTTTCCGGCAAAATAGGCTTATTCGGCGACGCCTTTTCAAGCAGCCGCTCATATTCCTCGCGGGTAACAATCTCGCCGTCCAAAACAACCTCAACCTTGATTCTCGCTGGGTTTGGGTCCAGCACTTCCTTGGTGCAATACCCATGTTCTTCGCTGTATCGGTGTTCCCCGTCCGGGCCGTAAACGGTCTTGGACCGCACCGGCTGAATCCCCTTCAGAACTTCCAATACCTTGGCCAAGTCTTTGGCGTCTGGCAGGAGGTAGGTTTCGCCGTTAATTCCGAGTAGTGTTTTCATTTGGTGACTCTTTCTGTTGTTGGTTTCCCCGGCAGCGGGATTGCCGCCGGAAATCGTTCAGGCCGCGCGCCGTGATTCCAAAAGTTCCTTCAGCGCCAGAGCTTCCTTTTGCTCCTGCGTGTCAGTGGAATTACGCAGCGTCAGGTCGGTAATCGTAATCAACTGCGCCAGCAGCGCCCCTTTGGCCGCCGGAGTTTTCCCGCTCGGCGTCCGGGGGTTGGGAGAGTGTTTTTCTTTCATCGGCGTCAATTTGACATATCCGCAAAAGTTCGTCAATACCTTTCTTGACATTTTTACAAATTGCCGCAATCATCAATTCCGACGATGAAACTTAAGTATCAACTCGCCCACGAAATCGAAGCCCTGAAAGCAGATCGCGGCATGAACCAAACCGAACTCGCCGCCGCGGCGGGCATTGATTCCGCCACGCTCTCCCGCGTTCGTGCCGGCGTGCGCCCCATGACGTTCGAGGATGTCGCGCTGTTGCGCCGCGCGTTCAACAACGTCGGGCTGTGGGCCGCGCGCCTGCTGGCCGCGCGCCTGCGCGATGAATGTCACGGACCCGGCGCGAAACAAGTCAGCATCACCGTGGACGGCGCCACCGCTCCCAGTATCATGCACGACGAATCCCCGGATTATTTCGGGGGACTACCGCCCAAGGTCGAGAAAGCCATGCTCAAGATTTCCGCCCATTGCGGGAGCGATCCGAAACTGCGAGATATGATTTTGTTCCTCGCTGAACATCTCCCGGAGAAATAATCCGGCCATGCAAAAACGCCTGCATCAACCGAGTTCCACGCCGCACCGCCAATCGGAAGGATTGTTTGGTAAGCCCCTTAGCCATAATACACCCATGTTAGTTGAATTGTTAATCCCGTCGCTTGAGGAACGTGCAGATACAGACACCGCCCGCCCGCAAAAGTTCACTTCTGTGAATAACTCGATTACACGCCCGTGGGTCAGACAAAAACGGTCCAACTGAAACGCCGCGCCATGAAAACCACCCGCCAACAAATTGCCTCCGGCTTCCGGATCGCTGCCGTGGTCGTGGGCATCGCCGTGGCCGCGCCGCTCGTGGCTAATGAACTCGTCACCAAGGTAAACCCTCAAACTGGCGGCCACAGTGATTTGCTGGGGCGCGAGATTGAAAGCGAAGGCCGGTATCATCGTTCCCTCAAAAATCCTTGGACTCGACTTTACGATTGGGCTTACTACTTGGCTGGCATTGGACTGGTCGCGGCCCTGTGGCACGTAGGCGACCGCATTGATAAAACCCCGCCCGTGGATCGCCCGGTTGGGCGAGCGTCCCCGCGAGCCGACTCCGCCGCATCCCCATCCCAGCGCGCCCAAGTATCCGCCGAACTCGCCGCCCTGCCCGGTGCATCCGAAGATTTGCGAACCATCAACCCTCCGCCATCAACCCTCAACTAAGTTGAAACGCATCGCCCCAAGAACCTATGTTGACGCCCAAGGCCGCTACCATGCGCGCTATCCCGTCAATGGGCGTTACACCTGGCGGTTGTTGAAAGAAACCACCAAGCGAGAAGCCATCGCCGCCGCCCAGTCCGCCACCACTCCCGCCCGCGGCGATTCCCTGCCCGCCATCGTCAAGCTGTGGATCGCCGCCGGCTGCATCACCAAAAAGCAGAAATGGAGGCAACCCGGCGAGAACTTCATCTACGAGTCCAAGCTTCACGCCGCGCGCCTCGTCGAATACTTCGGCAATCAGCACATTGACGCAGTAAACGATCTGTTCCGCTGCGCCGAGTATCAGGCGTGGGCCGGGAAGAAGTTCGGCACCCGCGCCGCCGACAAAGGCGCGCAAACCCTCAGCAACCTCATCAATTACGCCCTGTTCCGGCTGCGCGTGGTCAAACTCAACTTTGTGCGCAGCAACCGGGACAACATTCACCGCGTCCAAAGCCCCAGCCGCAACCGGATGCCCGAGAGCGCCGATGTCATCCACCAGTTGGCCGATTACTTCCTGAGCGGGAGCGCCAAAGACGGCCGCGCCATCCGCAGTGAAGTCTTTGCCTGGATCACCCTGTTCCAGATGTTCACCGGCTGCCGCACCTCGGAACTCCTGCGCCTGCGTCTCGATGCCGAGCCCGGCGGCAGCGGCTACATCAGCGCGGGCCAACTCCACCTTGGCCATCGCAGCAAAGGCGGCATTGATCCGTGGGTGAACATCGGCCCGGAGTTTGCGCAGATGATTGATTGCTTCAAACGCTGGCACAAAGCCCGCTTCCCGAAGTTTCAACCCTACTTTTGCGGCCCCTTCGGCACCGTCCTCGACGACACCGCCCACGTCCACGCCCTGACCCGCGCGTGTAACAAGCTGAAACTCCCGCACATCACCCCGCACGGCCTGCGCGCGTATTACGTCACCAAACGCCGCCGGGACGGCGCCAATGATAACGTCGTGGCCGGCGAGATAGGCGACACCACCGTGAGCCTGATCGCCGTCACCTACGGAAGAAACACCGGCGGCACCAAACTAAGCTGGCTGCCCAGCAAAGGATTGCCAGCCTGGCAACTCTGGCAACCCGCCCAAAACAAAATAGCGAGGATTGCATGAAGATGGACGCCCAACTTGCCAAAGTCGTCGTCGCCTACACCTTGATTGAGGAAGCGCGGCGTTTGCTGCATGAGGCGGAAAACCTGACTTCGGTACTGACTTCGGAGAAATCCGAAAGTGCGGAAAACGTGGTGCCAGAGGCAGGAATTGAACCTGCGACCAAAGGCTTATGAGTCCTTTCGCGCACAGTCACCATACGCCCCAAGATGACTCTCGACCAGTATTCACGGGCCTTTTCTCACTCACCCCAAAAACCGCCGCATGACCTTTTTGCCAAAAACTGACTTAAGTACTGACTTAGAATGACGCTTTATGAACCTCATGTTTCAACCCCAATTCGAGCCGCTGATTGTCAGCGGGATCAAACTGCACACCGTCCGGCCGCTGGGCAAGTCGCGCCTGCGGGTCGGCATGGCTTTGTCGCTGCGCGTCTGGACCGGCAAACCCTATCGCTCCAAGCAGCGGGAGTTTTTGAAAAGTACGGTCAAAGACGTTTGCCGGGTCATCATCACGGACGGAGAAATCCATCTGGATAATGTCCAACTGTCCCCGCAAGGCCGCGAGGACTTTGCCCACAACGACGGATTCAAAGACTTCGCGGAACTGCGCGCTTGGTTCGTAAATGCCCACGGGTTGCCCTTTGTCGGCAAAGTCATCTATTGGAGCAAATGAACCCATGTCCCTCGGCCAACTCTCCCAACTCGATGCCAAACTCCGCGCCCGCATCCAAGCCCAGCTTGCCGCCGAAGATGCCGCGCGATCCGTGGGCGTTGCAAATCTTCGTCCCGTATCGCCCGCCGTCGCGCAACCGCTCGGACGGCCATCTCCGCCGGCACATGCAGGACAAGGCCGCCGCCCGCGCCGCCTGGTCGTCAGCCTCATCGGATTACGCCGCCGGCCTCTCGACGATGACAACTTTAATGGCGCGTGCAAACACCTCCGGGATGCCATTGCCGCCAGCCTCGGCATTGACGACGGCGACAAACGCATCTGCTGGCAATATCAACAACTCCAAACCCGCGGGCGTGAAGGCGTCCTAGTCAGAATCGAAATAGTATGAGCGAAAACAGCAAAATCCAATGGACCGATGACACGTATAACCCGTGGCGCGGTTGCACTAAAGTCTCTGCCGGCTGCAAAAACTGCTACGCAGAAAAGCTGATTACGACGCGACTGCGCCATGTGCATTACGCGGCTGCCACTGCGGACGGTGGAAAACGCACGAGCAAGCAGTTTCACCCAACCGCCCTCGGGCCCGCTGCCTCTGGCATCCAGTTTTGGGGGAAAGGATCGCCCCGCATTCGCGCCGTGGACCTGGATGAACCGTTGCGCTGGAATGCCAAGCCTTGGGTGTGCGACTCTTGCGGGTTTGCCAAGGCTATGCCAAACAACCCGCTTTGCGGCATGTGCGGGAAACAGGGATTCCACCGCCGCCGGGTGTTCAGCCTGTCCTTGGGGGATTGGCTCGATGATGAAGTCCCGATTGAATGGCTGGCGGATTTCCTCGATGTCGTCCGCCGCTGCGAGCATCTGGACTGGCTCTTGGTGACGAAACGCCCGGAGTTGTGGCAGTCACGGATTCATTCAGCCCGGGATAAGTGCTTTACCGGCTCGCGGCCGTGGGTTCAAAAGTGGCTTGATGGGGATGGGCCGGACAATGTCATGGTTCTTACCAGCGTCGAGGATCAGGCCGCCGCGGACACCCGCATCCCGGAACTGCTGAAGATACCCGGCGTCCGCCGCGGGCTATCCTGCGAGCCGTTGCTGGGTCGGGTTGATTTCCGGGACATGATTGATTGCATTGACTGGGTGATTGCCGGCGGTGAATCCGGCCCGGATGCCAGAATTTGCAACCTGGATTGGATTCGGCTGATTGTTGACCAGTGCAAATATGCCGGCGCGCCCTGCTTCGTGAAGCAGTTGGGGGCAAATCCTGAAGGGGTCGTGGTTCTCGCAACCAAAGGGGACGTTATGGAGCAATGGCCCAAGGATCTTCAAATCCGCGAGTTTTACAAATGACCGTCACCCCCATTGAGTACGAGCCGGGGCGTTACTTGGTGGATTCCGAAACGGAGCCTATACCTTGGCTCGTGGACTTGTTCCCGGGTTACGACATGCCCCAATGCGGTTGTGCCATTGAGCATCACCGCACCCCCAAATACTGGCGCTGCCACCACGTTACGGCCGTCCACGCATTTCTACGGACTTGCCCGCCCGCACCGCCCGTGGCAGTGTCGGAAGCGTGAACACTCCGCTTACTCCGCAACAACGCCGCTGGGCGCACTTCGTTGGGTGGTTGCTCATTCCGGCGGCCATGTGGTGCTTTTACGGCATTTTCTACCTGATTGACACCTATCTGTTCCGCCTGACGCCCCTGTGGGATTAAGGCTTGCGCCCCTGTTCCTCCACGATCCTCTTTAGCAACTCCGGCTTGGGGCTCGCCTTCTGGCCTTTGTCCGTAACACTCGCGCTTGCCAGTTGTCCGGTTTTACCGGATAACTGGCGGCGTGAACCGTGTTTTTTGGCCCGTCATTAAGTGGGGACTTGTTGCCGTTGCAGCCCTGTGGTGTTGTGCGCTGGCTTACGGGTTGGTTTCACAACCCAAAGTCTTGCTTCAAATCGCCTTTCTTATCGGCTGGCTTGTTGGTCTTTCATTGTTCATTGGTGGCAATCCGGATGTTCGCTGTATAACCGGAATATTCATCTTCGGGATACCTATCGGAGTTGTGTTGCAACCGTTTTTTTACTGGCTGTTGCGCTGACTTTCGATGATTTCACGCAAAAGTGATGGGTCTGGTGCAGGTTCGTCTCCTTCTTCCGGGAACAAATCTTTTTCCCGGCCGTCCATCGCTGAAAACCGCGCGTAATACGCCTCCGCCAGTTCCAACTGTTTCCGATCCCGCGCGGATAGCTCAGAAAGGAATTGTTCGCGCTGCTGCTCGTTCAGCGCCGCCAAGGGCGCTTGGTTGCGGATGCTCTGATCCAATCGTTTCGCCGTGTAACCGTAGCGCAGCAGACTGTTGTAGAACCGATCCGCCGCCACCACGTCCCCTCGATAGATGGCTTTGCGGAAATTGCGCAAGGCCATGGCTTCGGGCGCGGTGTAATCGCCCATACTGTTCCGTTTGCCTGTCTTTTCAAACTCCCAATCGCCCACCTTGTCCTTGATTTCGTAAAACGCCCACGCCAGCGGGTCACGACGCCGCACCTGAAGCACGATCTGTTGCAACTGTTCCGCCATCGGCTGATTGTAGTAATCCTCATCAAACACCCCGCGCACCCAGTTGGCCATGCGGTCATCGGTCATCGTGCCCACAAATCGCCACCATTGCTCCGACTTGGCGATGGTCCGTTGGTCAAAGAAATCCGGGAACACCGCCTTGCCGCTCACCAATTCGTATGGGCCTTTGACGACCGGGCCGGCGCTCTGGATCAACTTGTTGGCAAAATCCGGGAATACCTGCTTGGTGTAATCCACGAGCCACTGATCCATCGTGATTTCGCCTCGGGCAAATTCGAGAAACAACCTCTTAAAATTTTGGCCGCCCACCCATTCCGCCACGTCGCCCCAGGCGCTCGGAGTGTAAACCACCATCACCTGGCCGTTGGCATCCTTGCCCAAGATGACGTGCCCGCGCCGCCGGTCGGCTGGGCTCAGTTTGTTCTCCAAGTCGTCATCATCTCTCCACAGGCCAAGCAACGGGCCGCCCACCTGATTCCACAACTCTTTTCCCAGCCCGATCAAGCCCAGCGTCAGGGCAATCTTCGCCCCGGAAACGCGCAAGGCATGGACTCGCTGCGTATCCGATGCGCCCGGTTTGAAAGCGTCAATCATGTTGGCCGCGAGCGTGGCGTGATAGCGCAGGTTTACGTCCGTCCAGGACACGAAAGGCATCAGGTAACGGCGCAGCCATTGAGTGTTGACCGCGAGCATGGCGTAATCGCCAAAATGCTTCAGGCTGTTCTCCCCCGCCCGCGCGTAAATCAATTCATCGCCTTCCAGCACGGGTTTCTTGCCGTTGGGCATCGCGCCCAGCGCATCAATGTCCTTGTGATACATGCCGGTAAACGGCAGTTCTTCACCCGCGCGCAACCGTTCCACGTCCGCCAGAAACTTGGCATACCGGAACACTGCTTCCCGGAAGCTGTTCAACGCCGCCGGCGCGCCCAGCACTTTGTCCGCCGCCACCTTGCGGATCTGGCCTGTGGTCAGGAACTCTTTGAACTCGGGGATTTTCTCCAATTCCCCCACCTCGGCCGCTGTCACCGTCTCAAATACGCCCTCGCGCGCCGCAGCCTTATATTCCGGGCTCAGGTCGCCATCGTCCGCGCTCCACAGTTCCCGGGCCGCGCGCCGCATCTGCGCCGCAATCTTCGGATCACCCGCCAAAACCTTGTCAATGGCATCCGTCGTCAGATTGCCAAAGGTGTAGCGCGCAAAGCTGGTCGGGCCAAACAGCTTCAATTTCTTCCAGATGTTTTGTCCCATGCGCACATACTTGCCCGCCGCCGCGCCGATGTGCCCTGGCTGATTCATCAACGCCGCCTCGCGCTTCTCAATCCCATGCAGCGCGTCCACAATTTCCGTCGGTAACGCCCATTTGATTTTTTCACCCGCCACCATCGCCGTGCGTAAATCCTCCGGCTTCACCTTTACCACTTTCCCGACCATCTTGGTCCGCAAATCGCCGGCGTTCAGCAAAACGCCAAGTTGGTTGGCTAGAACATCCCTTGGCAGGATATAGGTCGCCCGAAGTGGAAGTTTCTTGTAAGGCGCATACAACGAATAACCGGGTGGCAGGTTGTAGGCATGATCCCACTTGTCCCCGTGCTGCTCCTTCAGTTGTTCGCTCACATCGTAGGCAGCCCAGTATTTCTCCACCATATCCGCGCGGGCATTGTGGCTCAAGACTTCCGCTGTGTGTTGCAACACGGCCTTGATGTAATCGGTTTGAATAAGTCGGTCCGAACCGACGGGCGTAATCAGGTACTTGCGGAATGATTCTTCGGTCGTCGGATTCACCCGCCCCAGGTTGTCGCTGTAATACTCCGAGAGCAAATGCGGCCAGTAACAAGGGTTGTTCAACGCCTCGGGGATGATTTCGCCGTGATCGAGGATGCTTTGCCGCAATTCCTCCATCAACGCGTAATGCCGGCGCAACGCTTCCGTGATGGCCAAGCCGTCCGGGTGTTCGCTGATAGCCTTGGTCAACTTGCGCAACTGCACCAAGACTTCATCCGCCGTCAATCCACCCGGCAATGTGATGGGTTTGCCGTTCTCGTTTTTTAGGTACGTGCCGCGCCAATAAAAATCCCGATACAACACCATCCGCCGAAAGAGGTTCATCGGGTCTTTATTGAGCGTGGTTTGTTCCAAGTCGTAGAGCTGCTGCGCCAGTTCCTTGATGCGGGTTTCGTCCCCGGCTTTGCGCGCATTGGCGAACCGTTCCGAGAGCCGATAATACCGCTGCAACGCATCATTGTCCGCCGGTTTGCGGCCCAACTTTGCCAACGGATCCAACACCTTTTGCACCTTCTCCGCCGCCTCCTTCTTCACCCGGTTGTTCTCCACGGAAAAAAGCCGATACCCACGCTTGAAAAGCGCCGTAAACCGCGCTCTGTCGCCGAACATCGGCAGTTCCGGGATCGGACTGGTGAACTTCTTCAGTCCCAGTTTGAACCGCTCATACCAGTATGGGAACGATAGTTTGCTGGGATTCGTCGCGCCCTCGATTTCCATGTAGCGCATCCGGCTTTCCAGACTCTCCGGCTTGTCGCGTTCTACGCGGCCTTGCGCTTCCTTGTCAATCTGGTCATCGGTCCAGCCTTTCAACAGATTCAACCGCGTCTGCAAATCCTGGCGTAACTTGGTCAGGTCTGCCGGGACTTCCTGACTGCGCGCGTTGAACGTGGAAATCTCATCGCTCAACTGGTTTAACAAATCCACGGTTTGGCTGATCATCTCTGCCGTCTGCTCAGGCGAGCGGGCGGCGTCCACATTGGCACTGGTCATCAGCTTCAACTGCTGCACCAAAAGCCGGTTCAACTTCGCCGCCGCAGCGTTCTTGGCCTGCAACGCCTCCGCCTTGCGCACCCCTTCCGGCGGGGTCATATGGTTGCGGATCGCATCCATCAACTCCGCTTCCGCCGCCGTGATGTCCGCCTGAAGCTTGGTAAACTCGGATTGCCCTTTCTCCCGACTGAACATGTCACCCATTTGCTCCGTATCGGTCGCCTTTGCTGATTCGGTAAGTTCATCAAATTGCGCTTGGGTGATGTTGTGTTTTTGCGCGAGCATCCTAAAGTTAATTTCAGCTTCTTCCCGCGCGTCTTGGGCATCTTCAACGTCACCAGGATCTTGCCTTTTCGCGCGCCGATACCGCTTTTCTGCGCCGCGCCAGTCCCTTACTGCATCGGTTATTTCTTGGGGAAACCCACCACTAGATTGGCTTTCCGGCTCAGTCTCTCGAACTGCATCAATCGCCTTAGCTGTTCCGCCAGTTCGCGCCGGGTCGTCCTTAACCAGTGTCCACCCATTGCGTTGCATCCGCTCCGCTGATTTCCAGTTCCGCCGGATAAATTTCCCGTTCTTCTCAAACAGTGCGCTTTCATTGAATCCATCGTTGTTTTCCTCAAACGTCCGCATTGGGCTGTAGTTCACTTTGCGGTAATCGCGGGCGGCTTCTTGGGCGGTTGCTACCGCAGCCTTGTCATAGCTCGCCATCTCCGATCGCTCTTGGTCTTGGCGGTATTGCTGTGCGGCGCGCTCCTTTTTGGCAATGGTCATCAATCGGCTTTCGTTGATGCCAAGCACGGTCTGCGCGCTGCGGATTCCCTCGGGGTGAACTGTTCCGTTGGGATGCTCTACATAAAACACATGCACTATTGCCCGCCCGGTGCCAGTAGATTCGTCGGCATTATCCCAATCCGAAACGCGCGCATCCACCATGCCCCCCTCGCGGGCGCTGTATTTCTCTCCCATTGTCGAACGCCACTCATAGCCAACAATGCTTGCTCCGGTAGGGCCTTTGATTGGTTTTGCCAGCGCAAACCGTTCTGGAAATTGCTTCTTCTCCAAACTGAACATATCCCCCTGCCCGGCTTTGTCGCGTTTGACTTCCGCGCCGAACATTTCCTGGGTGGTATCCAGGTCCTTGCCGATCAACCGCGCCCCCGCGCGTTCCTGCATGGCTTCCTTGGCCTTGGCATTTTGAATTTTTAATTTCTCATTTTTAATTCGCTGCTTCTGTTCCGCCACACTCTCCGGCGCAGCAAACCCAAACATGTCCCCGCCTTCCATTGAGAACATGTCCCGCGCTGTAATCTCCTGCCCGTTCTCGTGCGTGATCGTGATGTCGTCGTCGGAAAATATGACGTAGTTGTAGGTTCGATTAGGCAGTGAATCAGCGTAATCATCCGCTTCCTTCTTTGTGGCAAACTCTTTGGCTGTTTTTGATGACTTGTCCCCGACCACATACCACTTGCCGCCACTTTCAAAAACGTCGGTTTGGCCTCGACTCCCCTGATCCAGAAACCGGATGCCTTTGATGCCGGCGGTCAGCAATTGTTTAGATGCTGCTGCCATCTTGTGATCATCATAATCACTTGGAAAGTTGGCTATGGCCGAGTAAATCAGTTGGCCAGACGCATTGGGTCCTTCATTAACACTTAAACTACTAACTGCGCGCTTCACCTTCTCACTCTGCTCGCTCAATGGCTTGTCCCAATCCAGCAAGTCCTCGGGCTCGGCGTTCAGAGTGACGGTGTATGTCGCTCCGGGTTTTTCCACCTTAATGTCCGCGGCGTTGATGTTCGCCACCGCGCCAATAGATTCAGCCAGCCACTTCAGGGACGCCGCTTTGTCAAAAGTCGGATTGTCCACCTGCAAATCATAGGGGGATGCCTGTTGGATGTAATCCCTGTCAGATTTCAGCCGCTCAATCGCTCCGTCCTTCCCAAAATGCCCCACCATGATTGCCGCCTTTTCCTCGGGCGTAATCAGTTTGTAATCATTCTCGCGTTGCAGGCGTTCATCTGGCGAGAGTTTCTTGCCCTTGTACTCAATCTTGGTCGGATACTGTTTGCTCAGGTTTTCTTTATAGACATCGGCAACGGCTGGATTTTCCGCGAAGTAAAGTCCCCACCCATACACCTGCGCGCCTTCGCCTGTGCCGATCTTCGCCGTGGTGAACTTGTCCACCTTATGCGGCGTGCCGTGGTGCGCCGTCAGGGAAAACCGATCCCCCATGTCCACCAGTCCCGGCGCCGTGATCGTCGCGTTGCTCAGTTGCATCCGCTGGCGGGAGAAGGTTTCTTCATTCTGCATTCCGCCTTCTTCATTCTCCGCAATGCCCGCATTGCGAAACTGCGTCTGCCTTCCCGCCTCCCGCAACAGGTTCAGCAACTGTTCCCGCATCTCCGTCAGGTCCGTCACATACTGCGCGGAATCGAATCCCGTCAACGCCTTGGCCTTGGCAATCAGTTTTTCCAGCCACTTCACCGCCGTCCGCGCGAACCGCTTGAACAAGTTCGGCTCCGACTTCGCCAATTGTTGCAGGAATGCCGGGTCCAGCACCGCGTCCCCCAGCACGTCCGCAAACATTTCTTCCGTCACCACGTCCTCCGTCAGATTCGAGTAACCTTTGCGCGCCAGTTCCGCCCGGAATTGTTCACTGTTCTTCAGCAGGGCCCGCGCCTGCGCCACGAAATCCGCATACAATCCGGGGTGAACCGCCTTGATATGATGCAACAACTCGTGCCCGGCAATCGCCATCGTGGCCCGGGGAGACTTGGTGTTGATTAGAATGACTTTGCTGCCGGAGACTTTTAATCCGTTAAACTCAGCCCCATCCACGAAGATGATCCGAACGCCGAAGATGCGTTCTAATTCCGTGACCGCGCTTGCGCCAGTGCTCGGAAGAACGCCTGCCCCTGCTCCGCGCTGTCGAAGTCCACCTTGTCCCCGCCCAGTTCGTCCAGTGCGGCCAACACTGCGGAGTCCTTGCAAGTAACTTTTTCGAGGATTAGCGGCGGCGAGTTGGTCGAGAGTGGCTTGGTCGCGCTCAACGGCGGCAGTCTCTTGGGGTGGGGTTTCACTGCGTCCAAATTCCTCCAACGTCCGGCGTTTGGCAACTGAATTGTCACCGGGGAATTGCTGGCGCAAATACGCCTCCAACTTCGGCAGGGCATTGGCCTGATCCACCTGGCTGTTTTCCTGTCCGTTGGGGAACACCGCGCGCATCGCCTGCCGGATGGCATTGGTGCGCAACTCCGCCTTGCGGAAACCCACGTCCTTGGTGTCCGCGCCGAAACTTTCGTCATACGCCTCGGCGGGCGTCCATTCCAGTTGGGGCGCGTAATCCTCCACCAGTTGCCGAAACTCCGCCGCGCGAGTCTTGATCTGCGTCTGCTGTTCCGGGGTAAACCCGGCCAGTTCGTCCGCCTTGGCCTGCAACGTCACCGTGCGCCGGCTGGGCGTAATCTGGTTGGCGTTCACCATCCGCGCCGTCTTTTCGCCCGCCACCACGACTTGCGCGCTGCCATCCGGCTGCATCTGGATGACGCGGGCATTGCGCGGTTTCGCCCCCGCGCGAGTCACCACGGAAACCGTGTCCCCGTTCTTAATCTCGATCTTCTGCGCCGCCGGCGTCTCCGGGGCGATGAAATCTACTTTTGCGGTGGTGACCTCATTCCCTTGCCGTTCATTCCCTTGCCGGATTGCCCCGCCCGCTTGTGGCGGCACCGGCATTGCAGTGCCCGTTTGCACATTGGAGCCAGTGATGGTTTGCGGGAAATTCTTTTGATACGCGCGTTCCAATCGTTGCCAATACTCCGGCAATGGCATTTTTACCGCTTCAGTTTGAAGCGCCCCAAGCAGATCAACTCCACCGGATGCCATGTTTTGCAGTTCATCCTCAAGAAACTCAACTCTGGAAACCAGTGTTTGATCCACTCCCCATTGGTCAAAGTATTTTCCCCACGCAGCCTGCTCTGCTTTTGGTAGTTGATTCAGAAACTCGCGTTTATTTCGCCGTTGCAACTCGCCGTCCGGTTCGTCAGATGTCCACTCCACCGGCGCAGCGGACGCGGGTAAAGTTATCGGGGGCTTTCCCTGAGCATCCGGTGTCCCGGAAGGTAAGTTCTCCGTTTCCTTCGTTTCCTTCTGTTGAATCGGTTGGGGTTTCGCCGCAAACGGATTCGGCCCGCCGTTCTGGAAAAAGTTTACCAGCGCCTTCAAGTCGCCTTTGGTCACGGGCGCCGCGTCCTCGGGGCTCGCCTCCCGCAACCCGGCGTCCGTCTGTTCCGCCGTCAACGCCGGCGCTTTCCGGCCATCCTCCATCTTCAATCCTCCATCCTCGACCAAATCTTGATTGGCTCCCGGCAACGCCTGCAATTCCGCGCGCACCTTGGCTGCTTGGGTGGGAGAAGCGCCCGCCGGGGCGTCAGTCGTCACCGCCGCGCCGGGCGTTTGTTGTTTCCCATCGGTATTGGAAGCACTGGCAGATTGCGCAGATTGCGACTCGGAAGCTACTTGATCGAAGATGTCTCCGCGCGTTTCCGCGGCGCGCTGCTGGTTGAACTCCGCCGCTGCGGCATCCAATACCTCCTGATTCTGGTTTTGCTCGCCGCCGGTGGGGCGAGCGTCCCCGCGAGCCGCCTCCCCCGCCAGGGTATCCAACGGACTGCCCATCATGTCCTGCTCGGGATTGCGCATGGTCAGCAGGTCACTGGCGAGCCCCGCCCCGGCCTGCACGCCTTGCGCTGTTCCCGCCACCCCGCCGCCCACGATTCCGCCGATTGCGCCCGCCATCAAAACTTCCTTCAGCGTGGCATCCACCGGCTTGTCTGGATTGCGCGAGTAGCGTTCCAGAAAGTCCTGCTGCACCTGGTCCGCCGCTTCCTCCGCGCCTTCCAATCCGGCGTCTTTGAGTACCTGCAGGACGCGATTTCGCAACCCGCTCACCCCTTCATTGCGGAAAACAGACTCCGCACCCGTCGCGCCAAACGCTCGAGTCGTCAGCGCCGTAATCAAACCGCTCGCCGTCGCATACGTGGCCGCATCCGCGCGGCCCCGTCCTTCGCCACGGTCCTGGGCGTATTGCGTGCCGCCACCGACCACCCCGCCGGCTGCTGCAGATCGCGCCACGGCTTGCGCGGGATTCGCCGCCGCCATGCCGGGAGCGAGGTAAAGCGGCAATTCCGTCACCGCCCGGCCTGTGCCGCTGGCAAGTTGGTTGGCAATGTCATTGTCCCCAAACGTCGCCACGTCCCGCGCGTTCATCCCGGCTTCCCATTGGGCGTATTGGCGGAGCATGTCCGCGTTCCACCGCGCCGGGGCAGTATTGCCCGCGCCGACTGCTCCCAAAGCCAGGTCCGCCGCGCCATGCACGAGCCGCGCGGGCGTAGCCATGCCTTGCCGGATGCCTGTATCCAGTCCAGACGCCACCCGCAACCCAAGCGGGATGGTTTCAACCCCTGCGGCTTTTGCAATCTCGCGCTGCCGTAATTCTTGGGGAGTGGGCGGGTCCGGAACAACACTATCCACCACGGCCGAAAGCAACTGATCATTGCCCGCGCCCATCTGCCGGCCGCCTTCCGTCAGGCGAATGTCCCGGTTTAACTGGGCGAGGGTATCAGGATGAAGTCCAGACGGCGCAATCTGGTCAAAGATGTCGCCGGCGTCTGAGGTTTCCGGGGCTATTTGATCGAAAATATCCGGCATGGTTTGGATTCCCGGTTTTGCCCAATGTTTACAGGGCTTTTCTTATTTTTCCACCTAAAAACTGGCCTGTTTGGATTCGCCCCTAAAACGTGTAACCGCGCGCCTTGGCCAGTTCCCGGGCCTTATTCTTGTCCCCGCCGGCTTCCCGCAACAATTGCTTGGCCGTCGCGGCATCCAAGGGTTTCCCCGCTGCCGCCGGTTGCGCCGCGGGCATGGTGGTTTCGTCCATCATCTCCGAATCATTCGGGTCTTGCTCCTGATTGGCTGCCGGGGCAGTGATGGCATTGAAATCACCAATCCGTTTCCGGGTGGTCACTTTCCGGGCAGGTTGACCCGGAATTGCGGGCTTTCCGGGATTGGCGGGAACATCCTTCCTCAAGGCATCTATGCCCATGAAACTACGTTGCACCGCCGGAGTGGCGGGCGTTCCCTTGTTGCCCTTTACTTCAGGATATTCCACCGTCGTTGATTCATATTCTGCTTCTCGCTGACTCGCCGCACTGGGATTTTCTGCAATGATGTTGCCCGCGGCATCGTAGCGCCGCGCGCCGGGGCTCAAACTATACCCGCGCGCCGCCGTGGCCTTGTTATCCGCGTCATTGTTGGCAATGCTGGTAATGTCCCCCGTCGCCTCGGCATTGGCCCGCGCGGGCACGCCGGTTTTGGCAGCAGCGGACTGCGCTCCTTGCTTCAGCAACTCAATGAAATCCCGACCAGACACGCCAAAGGCCAAGCTCGCGTCGCTCATGGCCTGATCGTATTGCGCCGGGTCAAACGGCGTCGTCCCGCTGATCATCCCATGCAGCTTGGCGATGCCGCCGCCCGTGTTCAGCCGGTCGAACGCTGCGTTTTTCTGTTCATCGCCCACCGCCCGGGCCGTGTGGCCGCGCGCCTGCGCGTTGTAATTGCCCGCCTGCGCGGCATCTACCATTTGCTGGCTGGCCAGCTTGCGCGCTTCCTGGTCGAGCCGGTAACGGATCTGCGGGGCGCGCAACATGCGTTGCGCCACCATATCCATGCTCTGCGCCAGTGGTTCAGAAATGCTGTTCCAATCAGTTCCTCTTGGCATAAATCAATACGTTGGGTTAGACCAATCCTCCTGTCCCCAGGCGGCTGTCGCGTAGGGGTCATAGCTTGTGGTAGTCTGAGACGGGCGGCTTTTACCATAAGCACTCACCAAGTTACCTGCGCTGTTTAACAAATCGCCGCCAGCAGCTAACCCATCGCCCGCATGTTTGGCATCATTCTGTTCGGTGTCGCTGATAACCGCCGAGGCGTTGGCATTGCGGGAAATTAAATCAATCTCGCCCGCCGCGCGTTGCTGGGCAATGTTCCGCTTCAGTCCCCAATCCTGCATCCCGCCAATGCGAGATTGCGCCCCGCCAATAATCTTGTTCCATTGCTCCGCCAAAGCGGATTGCTGCGCCGTCGCCGCGGCAAACGGCGAGGAATTAACCGTCTGCGTCACCGCCCGCGCCTTGGGTTGCACCTGCGAAGTAATCCGGTTATACACCGCCGCCCGGTTCGCGCCCGCCTCGGCAATCGCCGGCTTGGCCTTGGCCGCACTGGAATCTTCAATCTGCTGGTCCACCACCGCCCCGGCCCGCTTGCTGTATTGGCTCTGCCGATACAGTTCCGCCGCCCGCGCCTGGTCCTGCGCGCGTTGGGTCTTGTTCTGCGCGCTCATTTGCGCCGCCGTGCCGGCCGCCGAGAGGGCCAGCCCGATAATGCCAATGATGGCGCTCGCGCCAAAGTCCGCGAACATCGGTTGCGCCTGAAGGAAGAAGTTTAGCAGTGTCATAATGCGCCTATCCGTTGACCATCCGTTGATTAACCCCACCCCACCCATACGCGGGAGCGGTGGCGTTGTTGTAAAGCTTCGCTTCGTTATTGGAAATATACTGTTCTGCAAAATTTTTGAAGAAGTTCCCGATCGGCGCGAAGCTGGTCGGTTTCTCGTAGGCTTGGGCCGTGCGCAAGGCGAGGTTGCTGGCCATGCCCGGATCGGCACTGGCTTCAAGCTGGCTGTAAAGGTTGCTGCGCTGCCCCTCAATCTCCCGTCGCGATTCGTTCGCCTGCGATTGCCCGGCATCCGCCACGTTCCGCAACTGCTGCGCGTTCTCCTGATCCAATGCCCGGCCTTTGCTGGCTTCCACGCTCGACCCCATCAAACCGGATCGCGCCAGCGAATACTTCAGGTTGCGCTTGGTGTTGTCGTATTGCTGCGTGACTTGCGGCACGGCATACGCCTCGTAATCCTGGGCGCGCGAGTTGTAAAACTCGTCATCGAACCCGGCAAATTGCTCGTCAATCTTCGCGCGGCCCTGCTCCACGCGGGCTTGCCGCTCGGCTTCCAGTTGACGTTGTTCCGCTCCGGCGTTGTTGCTGCCACCTCCGCATCCCATATTATTTGTCCTCCTTGGGCGTTAAATCGAAATCAAAATGCCGGTTCTGGCTCACCGCGCGCATGTGTTCAAACCCGCCGCACAGAAACGCCACAAACCGCTCCATTTCCGTGTATTGACTCTTGAGCACATCACTGGCGAGCCGCTTGCGCGCGTCCACCTCCAAAGCCAGTTTGTTGCTGTCCAACCAGGTATTGGCCGCGGCCACGATCAATGGAAACAACCGCGGCGCATTCTCGCGCGCCCAGCCCGGATTGCTCAAATCTCCCAACAGATTCAGCGTCTCCTGCACCAATCGTGACTGGGACACTTCACCTTCGTCAATAATGTCGTCCATCAACCCGCAAAAGGCGTCGTAATCCACCAGCCACAACGCGGCTTCCCGGTTGCCCTTCGTGATCAGCATGGCTTGATCAAAGGTCATCTGGAATCGCCTCCCTCGAAATGAAACGCGAACACACTGAACCGCGCGTAAGTGCTGCCATACGTCTGCCCGCGCGTCTTGAAATGCGTGCCCTTGGCCGTGGCCGGAATCACCCCCAGGCCAAAGCTGGATGTAGTGTTTCGGAACACCTCCTTTAACACGCCGCTGCGGTAATCCAGTCCCAGCTTCAGCACCCAACCGCCTTCCAGCCCGGCGTCAATGCCGCTGCCCAGTTTGTTCGTCGCCGCGCTGCGCGCATCCAACCAGGGCGTTTCCCAACTGCAAACCGTGTCGTCATACGTCGCGTTGTCCGTGCCGCCGTAAGCGTAAATCCGCCCGCTCGTGCTGCGCACATACACCAACCCCGCGCGCTTCTCGAACTTCTCCGCCGTGAAAAACTCCGCCAGAATGGCCGTTGCCGCCGCCGGCTGCGTGGCGGAAGCCACAAACACCACCGCCGTGGTTTCCGTGGCGACAAAAGTTCCATCGGCATTGCTCAGATACGGCACATAAGTGACCCCTTCGGCAATCGCGCAGCTCGTGCCCGCCAGTTCCACCGATCCGCGCGTAAACCGATACGTCCGCCCCACTGTCAACCCGGAATAGGTGATGGTCCAGTAACCGCCGGGAAAGTCGGTCCAAGTCGTGGATACCGGCGCTTTGGAAATGCTCGCGTCATACGTGCTCCACGCGCTGATTCCGCTGTTCGGGAAATAACTGAACACGTACACCCGATCGCCAATGCTGCACCAATACCGGCTGCTGATCGGCTCGACCACGCTGGCCATGGCCGTCACGCCGGCGCTCAGTAGCCGCGCCTGCACCAGTGAATCAATCGGTGTGCCCAAATCCACCACGCTGGCGTTATTGCTCGAATCCCGCACGCGCAGACTGCGGAAACCGCTGTCCGCACAAAACAACACGTCCAAATCGCCAATGCCTTGCAGGCTCGCCGCGTTCACCGTGCCGATGCTCTCCAACGTCTGCGGATTCGTGTAATTGGCCGGGTCCGCATCAACGGCAATGATCTGGATGCTGTTCCGCGCGAAGCACGCGAGCCGTCCCTGGTAAATCGCCGCCCCCAGGACGTTCTCGGTAAAACCGTATTCGTTGGCCAGGTCAATGAATCCGTTGCCAGCGGCGTTCAAGTCGTTGAACACCGTCGGTTGCGCCAGGGCGCTGAAGTAAAGGATCGTCCCGCCCCCCAGCAAATACACCTTTTTCTTGTAGGTCAGGCCAAAGGTTGGATCTTGGTTCGTCAACGCGCCCGCGCCCAGCGTCACGCTGCGGGCCGTCGTCGGGTTGGTCAGGGTGATGCTGAAGGTATCGCCCGCGGTCCATGTGCCCGTGACGGTAAATTGCGCAATTCCGCCCACGCCGGAGCTGGCATCCGCGCCGCCGAGCATCGGTTTGGCTGTTGTTGTAATGTTCGCTGCCACAACTAAATCGTGTTACTGGTTGCCGCTTGTCCCCCTGAGTCTGTCACCGTGCAATAAACATGGGGGGGTGGTGGGGTTAAGCTTTCGCCCGCGTAAATGTATCCTTCCACATAATATTGCCCCCCACCTACCGCAATCACAGTGGTGTTCCACACCGGCGCCAGATAAGGGGCAATTCCGCCGGAAATGGCCAACGTCAGATTCCACCGCACCGTGTAAGGATACCGGCTGCCGATCAAAGTCCGTCCCACGAACACCAGCAGCAAAGCAATCGTCGGCACTGAGCCGCCGCCCCCGCCCACTTCAAACACCCCGCTACCGGCTGTTCCGTTATGAATGAAGTAAACCGGCAAATCCGGGTCGTCGCTACGAGTCACCGCTTTTGCAATCGAAATCACCGAACCCGTGGCATTGGCCACATAACCCCGGGCCTGTCCGGCGGTCGTATTCGCGTTGATCGCCGCCGCAATCGCCGCCGCTGCCGTGGCGATGTTGTCAACCGTCACGTCAATGTCACCCGCAGACGTGTCAATCAACTGGTCCACCCCGTTAATCATCAAAGCCGTGATGTTGAACGTCAACGCCCGCTGAATCTGAAACTGCACCTTGCCCACACACACATCACCCGCCGCCGTCACCCGTACCACGTAATTATTGCTCGCATCCCCATCCGCCGGCAGGGCCTTGATCGTCACGGTCGCGCCCGTCGCTTCCGCCGTGTATTCCGGGGTACTGCTCTTGGTGTTGATGCTGGCCGCCAGCAACGCCGCCGTAAATTCGTTGCTGTTGGTCCAGTCCACCGCCGCATTGGTGATTTCCACAAACGCCCCGCCACTCGGGCCAATCTCCACCTTGGTGATCTTGTTCGTCCCCGCGCTGTAACTGCCGGCAATGATCTGGAAACTCCCGATCGCCTGCCGTGCTTCCGTGGCGGCCGTCGGATCGCTCACTTTGTCCCCTGCCAACGTCCCCGCGCTGTCGTCAAGCACCGACGTGGAAAAGCTTTCTCCCAGCGGGCCCGTCGCGTTCGTCTTGTGATCGTTGGGATTGGCCAGTTGCGTGGCTGTATAGTCCTCGGAACGGTTGAACATCTCCGTGATCGCCTTGGCAATCTTCACGTTGGTGTTCATGTGCGCCATGATCAACCCATCCGTAAAATCCCGCGCCAGCGTGCCATTGTAGAATCCAAACGTGTTTCCGTCCGCATAGGTCGCCAGCGCATAAATCAGCCCGCCATACGTCCAGGACTTCAGCACCGCCGTCATCGCATGAGTCGCCGCCACGTAGGTTTCGCCATCCGTCACCGCCGGGTGTTGCAACTGTTGGTAAGTGATGCCCGATGGCATTGCGGAAGCCAGCACTGGCTGGGCGGTCGCGCCTGGCGAAACACCGTTAGGCAGCGCCGAGCCGAACACCGTCAACCCCGCCAGCGTGGCCTGCATTCCAAAGGTCCTGACGCCTGCGGTCAGCGTGGCGCCCGTCTCGGCAATCGCCACGTTGGCATATTCCACGAACGCCTTGCGCTTCTCAATCTCCCCGCCGTTGGTCAGATGCCCGTTGTGCAACTCCACGAGCGTCCCCGCCGGCGCGCTCAGCGTAAACTTGCGCGCATCCAGTCCCCGCGGAAACCCGTCTAAAAGGAGATATTTCATTGGTCCGCATCCGTCACCCGCCTGATTACACCGGCGCTTGCGGCGCGTCCTGTTCCACCGGCGCTTCCACCTGCCAATGCGCCGCGCCAAAGGCCGCGTCCCCCTTGGCCCGCAACGCCTCGTAACGGGCGCGCAACTCGATCTGCTTTGCCACGGGCACTTGGCCCGCTTTCACCTGTTCCTCGATCAGTGGAATCAGTTTCTCCACCAGTAACAGGGCCGCTCCGGCTGCTGCGATTTCGTTCATAAATGGGTTTGGGTTAAGCTCCGGCCGCATTGGCCATGTGATTCGCCGCCTGTAAAAGTGCCGTGCGCAACAGCGCCAGCACCCGCTGCAACTGCGCGTCATCCCCGCCCGGATTCGACTTGTACGCTTCCAGCAGGGCAATCGCGCTCTTGTGATAGCCCGGATACGCCACCCGCATGGCGTCCGCCGCCTGGCGAATCTCCGGCCACTTGGCCAGCGTCGTCCGGTTCTCCTTCTCCCAGGCCAGAAACGTGTCCACCAGTTCGTAACTCGTGGTGATCGTGGTTTCCGCCTGAAACACCACCTTGTCCCCCTCGTAAGGCCCGCCCGGCGCCAGACTGCGACAACCCGTCACGCCAAAGGCCAGCAACGCGCCAATCACCAACAGCGGCAGCGCCGCCGGCTTGATCGCCTCCGTGGTGCTGCGCGTGGCCGAATGCAATCCCGTCGCGCCGGCCACCGACAGCAGCGCCATCATCCACTGGCGCGGGTCGGCCCAGCCTTCGGACAGCCACTGATAAAGCAGCCCGCCCAAAATCCAAGTGACCAGCGGAATCCATTCGTTTTTGATGGGGGTGAAATTCTTAATGATGCCCCCGAGCATCAGCACAAAGGCGATTACCAAGCCCATGTCTCCCGCTTCAACATTGATCGTGTTCATAAGTTTCTGCTTTCTACTTTCTGCTTTCTGCTTTGGTTCAGTTACCCCAACAGTTTCGCCAGCACCGCCTTGCCGCCCATCACCAGCACAGTCACCCCGCCGGCCACCGCCGCCACGCGCACTTCCAACCCTTGCCGGAACGACTTCATCTCGCGCATGTCATCCACCAGTCCGTTCAGCCCGATTGATTTGTCTCCCAGCACCGCCTGCTTGATCTCGCGGATGTCTTTGGCCATCTCCGTTTGCGTGTCGTCCTGTTGGTTGGTCATAATTGTTGCCCCTATTCGTCATGCCATTTGCTGACCTGTTCCCCCACCTGGTTGCGGATGCGGTAAAACTCCGCCGGCTGATCGCACGGCAACGTCACGATTGACCCCACCACGTTCGTCTTGTGCCACACCGTGCGATTGTAAATCGTCGGCCCGCTCCAAACCTGCGTCAGCGCCCCGGGAACATTCTTGTCCCAGGCGAGCGTGATCGTGTTCAGCCGCGGCGCTTGCGGTGCTACCGCCGCCGCCTGACTCTCTACCGTGGCAACATGGCTTCTGAGTTTATGAGTTTCGGCTTGAACCATCGGCGGCATCGGCGGCCCGGTAGGGCGGAGCTGCTGCTCCGCCTTGGTCGTTCCCGCGTTTGGCGTGGCGCATCCCACCACCAGCAACAAAGCCGCAACCGCCACCTTGGGCGCGGTGCTGCTGATCGCCCGCGTGAGTCGGCAAAAGTTATTCAGCAGACCGTAAACACACGCCCGCCCCAGTCCCAAATTTGCCGCCGCTTCCGCCACGTTATGGTTTGTCCGCCGCAACTCACACAACACCGCGCCGAACTTGATCTGGGCGAGAGTCAGCGTCGCCGCCGGTCGCCCATAAAACTCGTCAATCTCGTTCAGATGTTCGGTGGGTGTCATTGAGTGTTCATCTGGCAATCGTCATTGAGCCCCGCACAATCATGGTATTGGTCAGCGCGCCGCCCTGGCCGCTCTCCCCACCCGTCGCGCCGAACTCATAAGCTCCGTCGTCCACCGTCCCCGTTCGCGTGTAACCCCGAATATCAAACGCCACACTCACATCGTTGCCCGCGTCAATCGCCGCGCTCCCGGTTTGTGGTAAGAACCCGTCATCATCCGTGAATGGAATCCCATCCGCTCCCAACGGACTCCCCGTATTGATAAAATTCATCCCGCTGGACGTGGTAATCAGATTGTCCTGCGAATTGTCCAGGAACGTGCCCGACGTGCCAGCGTTGTCCGGGGATGCGGAATAAGCGCCGCTGGTCACTTGAAACCCGTCCGCCTCCGCGCCGCAGTTGAAAACGGTGTTATTGAAGTAATCAATTCGATCCGCTCCGGCGTTGGCCGTGCCAAAGGCCAGCAACCGCCCAGCGTTCGCGCTCACATTGTTGTAGAAATAAACCTGCCCCAACTGAGTCGCCTCCGCATAGAAACTGTCCTGCATCAAGAAGCCATCCCCTTGTGGCGAATCCGAGGCGTGCCCCGGAGTAACCAGGTGCATACAACCCACCACGAACAAGTCATAACCGCCGTCGCCGGTGTAGGGATTCACAATGTCGCGGTGATCGTCATCCGCCCTATCTGGCAAATCGTTGTCTTGGAAAATGCAATTCGTCAGCGCAAACGTCGCCCCGGTCGCCGTCGGCTCCCATGTCATTTGATCTTCCCAAACGCTGCCGTAAAACCAGCAGCGATAGAGCGTGATCCCGCTGCCATTGCGCACCCCGAGCGAATGACCTTGGCCGGCGGAGTAATCACCAAGGAAATAGCAGTAGTCGAAGCGCGGAGACACGCCCACGCAGTTAATGCTTTGCCCGCTGTTGTAAGAAACCGGCAACACGGTGACATCGTTGCAGGTGAACACGATGCCGCAGCGGTAGGTTGTCCCGGAAACAAGCTTGTAACCCTGGCCATTAAACCGGATGTAATCGCCACTGACGACAAACGCTGTATCAATGGTGACGATGCCGTTGCGTCCGCTCTCGGTTGATGCCGCAATCGTGATCGGATTACCGCTCGCCCCGTCCGCCGTGATTTCATTGAATGCCGCATAACTCAACCCACTTGCACCACCATCCAAATAAATTGTATCTCCCGCTGCGATGCTGGCCCAATTGATGTCTGTGGTATTCTCCCAAGCATCCGTCCAACTTGTGCCGTTGTTCGCGCCACTCGCCGCCGTGGACACATACCACGTCGCCGCGTTGCTGGTGAAAGCAGAGAGCAAAAACAGGATGGCGAGGCGCAGTTTCATCGGTTAATAGTCATCAACCCTTGCACAATCATTTCTTTGGCATCAACACGTCGGCCCAGTGCATTAAGTAATGATACGCGACCCGGAATCGCAGAATACAAATTGCCAGAATCCGCAGCGGTCACTGTGATTTCTCCCAGCGTTGGAATGGTTACTGTCACCGCCCGGTTCGTTCCATCAGCGGCCCATGCACACACCAGCCATTCATTGCGATCATTATGCTTGCGGGCCAGCACCCGGCACGTTGCATCTGCCACCGTGTTAGTAAATTCATAAGAAGACTGGTCTTGGGACATCGCGTGGCCGGTTAATACGACACCCGCCGCCGCAACCATGTTTCCATTGCCCTCAATTAATGCGCCATTCCAAACGTAATCCTCCAGATACGTAAACTGGGCATGGACTTGGGATAGCGCCGTCATCTGCAACAACCAGTGCGGCGGATTGTTGGGGAGAAAAGTTGCGTCAAATCCGCCGGCAGGTATCTCGAAATAAGCCGCCACGCCGCCCACCATGCCCGCCGTATAGAGACATCGGAGAAACCCCTGGTAACGCTCAATCTCCGAGAATCCCCCGCCCGAACCAGCATTAACCCAATTGTAATTGGTGCTGTAACTCGCGCTCAGTTTCAAGTTGTAGCCCACGCCGTTCAGATAGCGCGTCAGCAGGTCGGAGATTTCGGAGAAATGCACTCCCGGCGCGTTGGTCCAGCCGTGATTCCCTGACCAGTAGGCTTCAAAGCTCGGCAAATCCGTGTTGGTATTCATCACGTCGGAATCCCATCCCCACATGCTGATGTCATCCCATTGGATATAACCGGGCACTTGATAGGAGCGATAATTTTCGCGGGAAGTGCTGTAAAACACATACAGGGAGCGGTTGGGAAAGTGCTGCTCAATGGCCCGGGTGAGGAATCCCAGTTGATGGGCCTTGCGGTCGGAGGAATATCTAAGCAAAGAGAGACCGTTGGTCGCCGCCTGCACTCGGGGGTCTTGCCGCCAAGCGAGATGATCCTGCCCGCCCGTATTCAACCCATACTCCCCGCCGTTCAAGATGATGGCGATTGGCGCGTTTGATTGGATGACGCGCAGGCTGTGAATCCAATAGTCGGTGATGTCGGACCAATAGCTGTCCGGTCCTTCGGGAGAAGGGATGATGCCAGCCGGCACGACCTGCCCTTGATTGTTGACGAACTCACCTGCGGCATTCGTGCAATAATATCCAGCCGGTGGATTGGTAAAGGTTAAATCAATCAAAACGGACAATTTGAAGGTGTTCGGATAATTGCTGGCGAGTTGCGCCATTCCATAGCTATAGGTTCCCGGAGTCGTCACGTCCGCCGCCTTGGCGGGGGTGGCAAAATTTTCCAAGGTCAGCGTATAGCCCCAATCTCGCGCCAGCACTACGGTGGTGTTTGACCCTAGTGTGTAACCCCAGCGGGTCAAGGGCAGCAACCGATGCCCAGGCTTGAACTGCGGCTTGGGCAGCAAGTCCAGGTATTCCACTGGTGTAACCGCCGCAACCACGCTGGTGGCTGCAAATAAAATTAAAACCAGTGTCCTCATCTAGTGGCGACGGCGGCGGTGATTAAAACTGTTGGGGCAACCGACGAACCCGAGGTGGTAGTAACAGCAAACGAAATTGGAGTGTTGTTAGTCACGTAAACCGAGGCGGTGTAGTTGCTCGCACTATAGATCCCCGTTCCGCTTCCCACCACTGTACCTGCTAAATGGCTCGCGACTCCATTAGTCCAAAGCGTCACAGTAAAGTTCGTTCCGGTTTGTAGCGTTGCGACCACTTTGAAGTTCAAGTTTGACCATGTTCCGCCGACACAAGGAATGGCTGCCGAAGATTCGGTGGTGCTAGAATAAGTGGCTGCTGCTGGCGTTACATAACGCGGCGCGCCGGAATTGATGTTTGCCCCGGAGATGATCGCGCCAACAATGGACGGTCCATTAGGCACAGAAATCAACTTACCATCAGCATCAGTTCCAAGCCCGGTTGCATTGGTAATGCCAGTATAAAAATTGGTGACAACCAAATCCGTCACCGTCATCGTCCCATCCACATTCAAATCACCATCCACATCCAGATTGCCTTGTGCGTTCCAGTTACCATTCAACACTCTGCTTTGTGGCTGAATAGCAGGACTACCTCCAGTATCAAGCAACGTAAACCCGGTGGCCAAATCTATGCCATTAACTCCTGCATAAGAGATATACTGACTCCCATACACTGCTGTGTTGGCAGCACTGACAGTTGTTACTAGGCCAGTCGCAGTTAAGAAAGAGGCTGTGCCTCCTGTGACAAAAGCACCCAAGCCAAACTCATTAGTAAACCGCAGTCCCCCGGCAGCGGCATTGGTGAAGATGTAGCTGTCGCCACTGCCACCGGCTGGCGTCGCCCACGCCCCATCACCGCGCAGATACGTAGTCCCGCTTGGCGTGCCGGTGGCGTCGATTCCAGCTACGGGGAGATTGGTAATGCCACTGCCGTTGCCGTAGTAAGAACCTAGCTGCAAAACCGCTGAGCCATTCATCCGTAGCGCTGCATTCAGATCAAAAGTTTCGTCGCCGGGAGTATAGGTTAGCCCACGATATAGCTCATTCAAAGAATCCCAAAAATAAAATCCGCCCGTGTTATCAGTCGCGCTCCCGTAATAAGTGTCGGCGTTCCGATACACATCGCCGTCGATGGCAACGCGGTTGCTAGCAATGGTTAGTGAGTTGGTGCCGGTGGTTGCGGAAATCGCGTTATTGTCAATGACGATTGAGTTTGAGCCACCGCGATATGTGTTTTGGTTGGTGCCGCCAAAGGTGAAGTTTTGACTCTCGTCCACCAAGATCAGCTCGTCATAGGTAATATCGCTAATCCGGTATGTCAGACTATTTGTGCGAAACCCCCACTGTCTGGAAAGCTCCAAAGTATCTTCGCTCAAAAAATTAAAAACGATGCGCGGCTCATTTCCATCATGTGGCGTTTCAGAAACCTGAAAGGCGTGATACTGATTTGTAGCACTGCCCCAGTAATAGCCATATCCGCCAGCGTTTGGAACTTTTGGATCAACCAGCAGGAGCGGATTTGCTAGCGTGTCATAAAGCTGAAACCCAGTGGCGAACGAGCCTTGCCAATATGGTTCTCTATTAGTAGCAATCGCCACACTGCCGCCGAAATAAGAAACTCGATTGGTCAGGGCAGACTCGCGTGAAATAATCGTTTTACCATCGGGCGCATTGGTGGCGCGAGTTGCTGTGGCCGCTGTTACATTGGTCAACCCGCCCCCATCCCCCGCAAAGCTGTTCGTGCCGCTGGCATCACTGCCAATGGCAATGGCTTCGGCCACCTCCGCCGTGATCCCGTTGGTCGGGCTGCTGATGCCCGCCTGGCGCAGTGAGTAGGATGTGACGTACTTGTAACGGTCCGTCCCCGCCGTCACTTCATCCACGCTCGCCGGAGGCGGTGGCAGGATGGCCAACGCCGGCCCGGCCAGAAACAACAGTGCTAGAAATAACTTCGTTTTCATCGGTAGGTTGATTTGATCGCGTAATGTCCCCCGGCATAAGTGCCCACAAAGTCCCCCGGCGTTTCGTCAATGACGATGTGACACCCGATGTAGGTCACGCCCGCCTTGATCCAGGTGGGCGTCAGGTGGAAATAGAAGTCCTCGCTCGTATTCTGGCGCAGTTTCATTTGCGCCATGGGCGGATCGCCCGCCGCGGGCGCGGCCCCGTAAATCTTGGCGTACAGATCCGCCCCGGCATCCGCCACCGCCGTGAACTCCACCCGCAGCAAGGTTTTCGGCCCGGCCCCGGTCGCCCAAACTTCCTGCTCGGTTTCGTCCGTGGTATAATCCCCCACCGCCGTCGTCCCCGCGTTGTTCCAGGAGCTTTCCCCCGTCACAAAGAAGTCCGCCGTGTCCACGCTCGCCGTCAGATTGTCCTTGGTCGTGGAAATCACCAGCACACACCCGCTCCCCAGCCGGATCGTGTCGCCCACAAAATCAAACTCGAAGGGCGCCGTGGTATAAAGCGGCCAGGTGCGGATCAATCCCGCCGCCACCGCCGCCGCTTCGTTGGCGTTGTCCGCCGGCACGGCCTTGGCGTCATACAATTGCAGGTAGCGCGTGGCCGTGCTGCCGTTAAAAAAGCCGTAAATCTTCGTCAATTCCGTCCCGCTCGTGTTGACCACGGCACTGACCGCCGCCAAATCTTCATATTCGATTCTCATAGTGATCCTTAGTTGCTGACTCCATTGGTGAATCCCACCGGCCGCCGAAACATTCCGCCCGTCATCGTGTTCGCCCCCGCCAGGTTGATGACTTCAAACCCGGATTGCCGGCTCGCCTTCAGGCTGTTCAACAGGGCCTGCGCCTTGGCCAGCTTGGCCTGCGCATCCGCCGCCTTGTCCCGCGCCAGTTGTTCCGCCGCCATGAACAACACCACCAGCATGTCATCTATGGGGCAGACGGAGGCATCCACCGTCATGGGAGTGAACACGCCAATGCCGGAAAGCATCAGCGTTTGCGCTTCACTGGGGAGCGGCCACACCTCGATCTTCAGCGTGGTATCCACCACCAAGTCCCAGCGCAAAATGGGGCTGTCCTGCCGGGTTTCGCTGGCGTACGCGTTGAATTGGTGCTGCCCGATGCCGAACTGGACCGGATACCGATACCCGTCCGCCTTCTTCACAAACGCCTCTTTATCCACCCGGTCTATATCAATCGTGGTTTCGGGAAACGTGTAGTAGCGCGTCCCCGCCACCAGCGCCACCTCGGCCCGGGTTTTGCCCAGCAGCCAGGAGTTTTGACTGATAAGCCACTTGATTTGATTGTTGGCGAGTTGCAGGTAGCGCGCGTTGTCGCCAGACGCCACGGTTTCATCCAGTTCCACGCCGACTTCGGCCTTGAACATCGTCCGCAGCACCGACCATGCAATTCCGCGCGCCATGATGCGTTATTCGCCCGCCGTTTCCGTGCTGATCTTGGCCCAAAGCGCCTCGATGATTTCGGCCTTCTTCTCGCCGCCTTCGAGCGCCACGCCATGCTTGGCCGCCTGTTCCTTCAATTCAGCCACGGTATGTTCGTTGGCTTCGGCCACAAACCTGTCCTTGGCCGTCAAAGTGATCGTCACCGCCTCGCCGGTTTCCGCCGTCTGCGCGGCAATGATCTTGTCCACGATCGTGGTATTGTCGTCCGCCACGTCCACGCGGATCTTGGCCGCCAGCGCCATCGTCACCAGGGCGTGCCGCGGTTTGCTTTGCAGCGCCAGCCGGTAGGCCACCGCGTCCGAATCCACCTTGGGCGGGGCCGTCAATTGCGGAAACACCTTGCCTACCGCGTCCTCGATTTCATCGAACGTCTGCGGCAGCTTCGGCATGATGCCCGGGAACACGCTGGAAAAGGCTTCCACGTCCGTTCCGTTTTCCAGCCGCACGCGCGCATTGGCGTATTTCTTCTTCAGCCGGGCCACTTCCTCGGCATTGGTCCGCTTGTGCTTTTTGGCAGCCACGGCCGGAATTGGCGGCATGGTAACGCCAGTAACTGGATTAAAAGTCGCGTCCTCGGCGGGTTTCCCGCGGGATTCCACGGTTTCAGCCACGCCATAAACGGCGAAGTCATCCCCCAGGGGCGAGCCTTGCGCGTTTTTGAAGTGAATGGTATGCAGCAGCAACACCTCCGCGGGCGTCATCTCGCGCAATAACGCGATGCTGTGGGGATTTCGATGGATTGAACCTTGGGCTATTTCCATAATATGGGTCTGTTGGTTTTGCTGTTGGGGTGTTGGTTTGGTTTGATTTACCGTGAGCGGGCCCGGCCAAACCCCCAACAAAACACCTGGCCCGGCCCCGGCAAAAGGAAAAGCGCGCGGCGGGGAAGGGATGATGAAAAGGAGAAAATTAAATCATCACCGCCGCCGCGCGTTGCGTACCGCTACTGCGGCACAAAGCCATTGATATTCAACGCGCGCACCGCCACTTGCGAGCTGGCGTCGGTATCGGCATACGTGATGGATTTACACGCGAGCGCCTTCGCCCCCGTCCACCGCGCCATGGGCAGATTGGTATGCAGCGTTTGCGTGCTTGAGGCCGTCAGATTGCCCGTGCTCCAAACAAAATCGAAGCTGCCAGACGTGTCCACGTTCACCCCGTCCCATACCGGCGCAAACACCAGCAACAAAGCCGTGTTCGCGCCTGATCCGGATTGCGTGGTAACGGAGATATTCCCATCTCCCAGCCCCATATTGGCTACCGCCCAGTAGTTGGTGCTGCCGGGACTGAATGCCGGGCTGCCATCGCTGCGCGACCATAAGCCCACGCGCGAGAGCAAGGCCGTATTCGTGCCCACAGTCGCCGTAGTGACCACGCGCGAGCCGGCTTTGTTGGTGTAGGTCGTGCCCGTCATATTGGTGCCCCCCAACACCCCGGGAATGGTGTAATTGGTAATGCTCACCAGGTTGCTGACGATCAGCGATGCGACATTCGGCCCAAAGAACGAACCCGCCCCCGGCCGATCCGACGTGTGAACCCGTTGCGCCTGCACCGGGATGGCAAAAGCCGCCAGCAATGCCAGCAAGCCCGCGATGATAAACAGATGTTTGATTTTCATAGATTTCGAGTTGTCGTGAATTTCAGTGTTGTTTCAGAAATGCCAGTGGCGGCTCGCCACTTACTCCATTTCCCCCACGTAATTGCAGTCCATCTGCCGGCAGGTCAGTGCCGCCCGGTCCAGGGTGGAAGTCAGCATGACGAGCTGATCCGGCGGCTGATTCTGCGGGATGACTTTGCCCCATTCCTCGCGTTGGGGGCGGAGTTTGAGCCGGCGGGTATCCCACGCATAAATGCGCTTCGATTCGCCCTGCTCGTCCAACATCGGCTCATGCTCGATTTCGAGGTTGCCGATCTTGACGCCCTTGACCTCCACATTGGTCTTTTTGTCCGCCCAACCGGATTGGGTGAGCAATCCCTTGGCGCGCGCTTCGCGTTCGAGCGCATCCAGCAGGTCACGACCCGCAATCGCCGCGTCCGGCCGCCCGCCATACGTTGGCAGGTCATACTTGAACGCGCTGATCAGGCGTTCCGTCAGGGTTTGATTCGCCTTGTTGTAAACCAGCTTGGGATTCGCCCCGCCCACGCCCGTGTCCGCAATGTGCCGCCACCAGAGGTTCGAGCGGGCAATGCCCAGGGTCGTGCCCGTGGTCGGGTCATCGGTGAGAATGCTCTTGAGCCCCGCATACGCATCGGCGTCCTGCGTGCCGTCGAGGAACAAGGTGATGTTGCGCGCGTAATCAATGCTCTCGAAATACTCCGCCTTGCGGGTTTCGAGAAAATCAATCAACACATTGCGCTCCGCCGTGGTCGTGGTCGCCTTGTTGTTGGTGACGTGAATGCCTGCGGCGTTCAGTTCATCATGGGTGATGGACCAACCCGCATGACAGTGGCCGGTCGGGCAGATGGTCTGCACGCCGCCGCTGGACGACTTGAACACCAGCGTGCCGTCGCCGCGCGTGCCGTGGTAAAAGCCGGACTGGCTTTTCATCTGGTCGCCCAGCACGTACTCGCGCAGGTTCGTGTCCGCCGTGGTGGTATCCGCCCCGGCCGCCATGCCGGCGCTGCCGTATTCCTCCTTGGTCGCCATCAAAATGCGCAAGAGCGGCTTTTCCGCCATGCGCAACAGCGCGTCCTTGGGGTTTTTGGGGCGTTGATAGCCTTCGAGAATTTCCGCCGTGATCCGTGTTGCAACTGCGACTGAGAATGACATAAAACTTCCTGTTCGTTATTGGCCCGCCTCCAACTCGTCCAGTTTCGCCATCCAGCGTTGCCGGTCGTTTGTTGGCTCGCGCCTGCTGTTTGTGGATGAGTTGCCACCTGTTCCGGCTGCCTTGATCACGGTCCGCTTGGGCAGGGCTGATTTCATCGCTCCCAGGACTTGCTCGTAGGCTTTTTGCGAACACTCCACCACTTCCGCCGGATTCAGATACCGGCCCAACTGGTTCGCCTTGTCCGCCACGAACTGATCCCCCACCGACATCATCAGCTTCTTCAACTCCGGCGTGTAATCGGGATTCTTCAAAGGCCCGGCCTTCTCCCAATTCGCAAACGCCGCGTCACATGCCTGGAACAACTTCCCCAGTTTTTGCTGCTCGGCCTGTTTGGCAGCTTCGGCCTTTTGCGCCTCCGTCTGCTTCAACACCGCCTTGCCCTTTTGCAGTTCCAACAACTCCGCTTTGCGCTTGGTCACGTAGGTTTCGTCCACCATCCCGTCCGCCAGTTGCTGATCCAGTTCTTTGGATTCCGCCACCAGCTCCGGGGTGCTTAACACCGTGCCCCGCCGGGTTTGCAGGTCGGTGATCAAGTCTTGCAGAATCTTTTCCGCCTGCTCGTCCCCCCGCTGCCACGACTCCACCAGCGCCACCGTGTTTTCCAGTTCCACGCCCGTGCGTTTGATCCGGTCCACGTATTCCAGCGCCGGCCTGGCCTTCTCCACCTGCGCCTTCAGCTTGTGCTCCGTGGTCAGAAACTCGCGGGCCACCGCCCGCAACTCTTTTTCCTGTCCCTTCGGCACCAGCTTGACCAGCTTTTGCCACCTGGCATCACTCGCAAAACCTTTGTTGAACTCTGCTTCCTGGGAAGCGTCCGCGGTGGTCGTCTCCTTGGCCGCGCCCGGCTCATCCTTCTTGGGCTCGGCCCCGTCGGAAACGTCCCCGTCATCCGCTCCGTCCGTCCTGGTGGTTGGCGAATCCGCCGCCGGCTTCGTCCCTTCCGCTTCATCAAACAGCTTGTGGATTTCCGCCCGGTGTTTATCGCCTTCGGTGGGTGAATCCGATTCAGCACCCGGTGCCGTGGATGATTCGGCAGTAGCATCCGTGGAAACGGTTTCGACTTCGGGCGTTTCCGGCCCGGTCACTGCTGACGAGGCAGTGGTATCGTCAATAAGGGGAGTTTCCATACATTGTTTGGTTTGTCAAAGAATTTCTGGCTTATCTAAGTTTTGGGGCACGACGTTTCCGGCGCACGATCCGGTTAAGGGCGAAGTTTTGCAGCCATTTCCACTTTGTAGCTGAGGCTAAAGGCCACCAAACATTCAGCGCCATCCAACTACCAAGCGTGCCGTCTCGTTCAATAATGACTTCAAATCCGCGCTTCATTTCTTTTCTGAGTTTATGAGTTTCGGCTTGAACCTCCTAAACGCCCGCGCTCGCCCTCGCTTGCGCGCGTTGTTGGGGTGGTAACTGGGGCGGTCTTGGTTGGCCCGCCGGCACAAGGTTCCCCGCCGGCTGCCCCGGAGGCAGCGGTCCGGGCGCTTGACCGGGTTGACCTGGTTGCGGTTGTCCCCCCATTTGGCCGCCGGCGCTGCCGGCCTTCATGATTTCATCAATATCAATGTTGGAATCCAGCAGCCGCGCGTAAATCTTCACGAGGAACGCCAGCCGCGGATCGGCCATGGCCTGGATGATCAACGGGCCCAGCTTCTCCGCCTTGGCCGCTTCCAGCGCCGCATTCGGTTTGCCTGAGCTGCCCGCCTCAATCTCCACAAAGATGTCCGTCGCAAACTTGTCCTTGGCCAGATCCGGAAACACCGCGCCCCGGCCCACCTTCTTCTTCACCAGTTCCAGCGGCATCTCCTGCAAACTCATTTCCCAGTGCATCTGCGCCACAATCCCCAGGCAATAATCCAAATCCTGCGTCTGGCTGTCGTCCACGCTGATCCGGCTGCCCTCCGCAATCGCCTGTCCCGTCGCCGTCTCACCCGGATTCTGGTTGCCCATGTTCGAGGACTGCACCCCGCCGGCCAGCAACATCGCCTGATCGGACTGCGCCGTGTCATACAACGCCGGGTCCAGTGGTGTCGTTGGCATCGGTTGCAGGTAATCCGCCACCTTCTCGCCCGGCTGCAAATCCTGAAGCATGATGCAATCATGCGAACTGCGCGGCGCCGCCAGCTTGGCCCGGTCGTTCTCCCCAAACTTGGATGCCACGCCCACCTTGCCCGGCCGGTTCGCAATCCGATGCGCCCGCAATTCCTCGCCCTGGCTGTTGATGTCCACCTGCATGGGCATCACCCGCCTTACCGTGCTCTTGCCGTAACAAGTCACATCATTTTTTGGGTCGTTTACCTCCACTTCCGTGACGTGATACGTCAGCGCCACGATGGACCAATACCGTTTCACCTTGGGCAGCCGCACATAGGGCGGTTTGATGAAGTGCTTTACGCCGTCAATCAGCACAAAACACATGCCTGTCTTTTTGTCCTCCACATGCCAGACGCACACCTTTTTGCACGCGCCGGCCGTTTCGGCTTTCTGGTTGCGGCTGTCCGCCCGGGTTTGTGGCCCGTAATCGTCATACAGCACCGCCCCCACATCGAACAGGCTGATCCCATGCTCCGCCTCGGCCTCCGCCAATGGCATAAGCATTTCATGGCAAATCCAGCTTGCGCCAATGAACTCCTTGAGACATCGGCACGCCGGATCCACAATCACACTCGTGGCCGTCAGGAAATCATCCACCGGCCCTTCATCCTCGAACTCCGGCTTTTCCGCCGCGCTCAATTCCTTCGTCACCGCTTCCAGCAGGATCGCCGTTTCCTCCGCCTCGGCGCTGTCGGCTTCAATCTCACCCGCGGCAATCTTGTCCAACTGGCTCTTGAGCGTCGTCATCCGCGCCTTCAGACTCACCACCTTGGCGCTCTGCATCGGGTCTAGCGGCGCTTCGTCCCGGCGATAACTCACCTTGATGTAGCCCACGCGCGAGGTATCCACCCGCGTTACCAGTTGCTTCATCTGCACGATGAACTCCGGCGTTTGCGTGTCCCATTGCTGTTGCACCAGTAAAGCCGCCGTCCGCGCCACTTTGGCGAACAACGCCTTTTCCGCCATGCCCTGCTCGTAATCCGCCACGATCTTTTGCGCCATCTCGATTTCTGGCGGGGGCGGTGCCAGCGGCTGCTTCCCCAGGTTCAGCGCCACCGCGGCTTGATCCAAAATCGGCTGGGCCGCGGCCAGCAATGCCCGCGCGCCGGCCAGTGATTCCTCGGATTCATCCCAAAACTCGAACGACATCCGCTCCCGGGTCGTCGCCTGAGTCTTGGGATTCTTGGCATAGCGCGCCGCTTGCAGCCGGTTCAACATCTGTTGAATCCGGTCGCCCACATACTTCTCCTTAAACCAGTCCGAGCCCTCCGAATCCGGCCACTGATTGCCCGCCGCAAACGCCTGTTCCTCCCGGATGCGCTTGAACACCGGCTGCCAAAACTCGCGCGCTTCCAAAATGCGCGTCTGCCATTCCTTTACCAGTTCGCCGGCCTCGCCCTCCTGGGGTTCTTCCGCCAGCGGATTGATCCGCCGCCCAGTCAACACCACGCCCGCAGCCGCCTTGATGCGATCCGCAAAGCCCATCGGTTTTGATTCAAGTGTTTCGTTCATTCAGTTCCCCCAAATAAGTTGTTCAATTACTTTTTGCATTCGCCGCCCAAAGCGCCGGCAATCTCGTTTTCTGTTTTTCAATGCCGCTAACAGAGATTTTGTTTTCATAATTGCCCGCGGTGGCTCACCGCCACCACGAGGCCGCCGCGTGTTCTGGTTCTTTGTTCTGCCCATGCGTATGCCACGCCAGTGTCCCCTTCTTCGGCACATCACTAGGCCGCAATCCCTCCGCCGGGTTCATCTTGTCCAACCCCATGCCCAACATCGCCAGTGCCGCAATCAAATCGTCCTTCGCGCCGGGAAAACTCACCATCTGCTTTTCCGCGGCCGCCCACTGCGGCCACTCAATCGGCCAATGCACCATCCCCATCGCCATCAAACCGCGAATGGAGGCCGAGCGCGCCACGAGGTCCTTCTTCTCCGCAATCTCGTCGTCAATGTAAAAAAACTTCTTCGTGTCCAACATGCGCCGACGCAGCAACGGCATGATGCTGCCGCTAATCGCGTCCCGCGCCGCCCACCACTGCGCCGGCCGCCGCGTCTCGATGATCTTGAAAATCGCGTCACACAACTCCGCCGTGTCCATCTTGGCCCAAATGGTATCTGGCAATACCCATATCTCCCCGGTCGGGTCCATCCCCACCACCAGCAGGCAGGACAAATCATTGGCTTCCTTGATGCGATACGCATGGTCTGAGGCAATGTAGATGCGCAGTTGCTTGGGCAGTTCCGCGCGGGTGTAAGTCTTGAGCCACGCCTTTTTGAACCATTTGCCTTCCTCGGGAATTGGGTTGCACTGGTCTTGCGTTTGGTGATCCATCCGCACGATCTCGGATTTGTGGTTGCGCCGCGCCAGATAGTATTTTTTCCCGTATTTCTCCGGCCAAAGCGGTTCGTCAATCTCCCGCCCCATCAAATCATCCGCCTCGGCCAGTGCCGGCAATCGGATGCGCGTCCAGCGTTTGGCTTCCGTCTCGTCGTAGTGTTGATTCGTCGGATCAAACAACCGCCCCTGCACATCGTCCTCGTGCCGCCGCGTGCCGATCAGGATGATGGGCGACACATCCGTGTTCAGCCGGGATTGGCAGTCGCTAATAAACGTGTGCCAGGCAGAATCCCGCACCGTCTGGCTCTGCGCTTCCTCCGAGTTTTTAAAAAAGTCATCGAAAATCAACCAGTCCGCCCCCGCCCCAGCCCCCAGGCCGCTCCGGCCCGTGAATATCAGCAATCCCCCGCCCACCAACTGCAACAAATCGCTCGATTGCGTGTCATCGCGCAACGCCGCGCGGTCACTGGGGAACACCAGCTTGTAGGCCCCCATCCGAAACACATCGCGCACCGCCCGGCCATGCTCCCGCGCCAGCGTATCCGTGTGCGTCACCACGATGCCACTGGCGTCCGGCTTCAATCCGCTAATCCACGGCACAAACTTGCGCACCGCCAGCATGGATTTGCCATGCCGCGCCGGCAGTTCGATTTCCAGGCGGTTGATTTCCCCGCGCTGCACCATTTCCAACTGCCGGGCAATGAACGCATGATGCGGCTTGATCGCGTATTTCGACACGCGCGGGTTCAAATAGTCGTTGGGGACGGGGTGCGTGAGTTGCGCGAAGGCTAGGAGGTTCGTGCGGGCGAGCTTGCCATACAGCAACCGCTCTTGCAGCAGTTCGGTGGAAATCAAAGCCATGAGCGCAAGCAGTAAACTCATGCCCCACCCCGCGGTTTGGCGTGTCCATTCCCGTTTTTGGTGATCGCCTCGGGCACGGGCGCGCCCCGCCGCTTCAATTCCGCCTCGATCTCCGCCGGTCCCCATTCCTCCGGCGGCTTGGCCAAATCCACCTTCACGTCATTGTTCACCGTCACCGCCACCTCGGGATTGTTCCGAAACTGGTCAGGCCGGCGGTTCTTCAGCCAGAAAATGCACGCCGCGGTGTCCGGGGGATAATGTTCGGTGTATTCATGGTCGAAGGCTACGCCCTCATGCTGCATGATCTTCACCGCTTTGTGAGAATAACCTTTGGCCCGATGAAACAGGCTTTCGGCAATCGTCGCGTCCGCGTCCGCCTTGCCTTTCTTTAGGGACTCCGAAAACTTGAGGAATTTCTGCTTCCAAAGATTGAGGGTGGATTCCGAAACATCAAACGCCGCCGCGAGGTCCTTATCCGTCGCGCCCAGGAGACAATGCCGGTAAGCAATTTGCGCAAACTCCGCCTTGTACGCCGAAGGCCGCCCTCCCGGATGCTTTCCTTTTAGCGTTTCAGATTTCCGCGTTTCAGATTTTGGCGCTTTCTTAGCCACGCCAAACAATTAACATCGCACCTAAGATTCCCGCAACCCCGCCGGTTGTTACCCTTTTGTGACCCGCTCCTTTTCTGAGTTTTTGAGTTTTGGCTTAAACTTTCCCTCTACCATTCACCACGCGAAACTTGGTCCGGCGCAACCAGGCGCGCGCCTCGCGCGGATCAGCCACCTCGCAACGGGCCGTGCTGTCCCATGTCATCGTAAACCCGCACGCGCGCATCTGGTAAACAAAATGCACCGACACCGACAACGCCGCCGCCAGTTCTTTGCAGCACAACGGCGTCTCAATCGTCGTGGTAATCGTCGCTCTCATTTGAAAACGCCCCAATTAAATTCCGCCATGCGCGCCGGCGTCGTTTTCACGCGCCCCTCAGTCTTGGCGCACTTCACATCCGCCATCACCCGGAAAACCCGTTCAGGATCGGTTTTAATTCGTCCAATCCACTTGCCCGCGTCATTCACCCATTCCCCGTTCAGCACCGATTCCCCAAAAGCCGCAACCTCGATCTGCCGGGCCGTCAAAGCAGTTGGCTTTTTGTCCCCTCCCCCAATGGCCGGGCGAGCATCGCCCTTGCAAGCTTTGTCGGAGTACTCTGGTTCTGATTCTAAGCTTCTGGTTATGTCCCGTGACACCGGCGTGACACCGCCCGGCACGTCCGGCTTGTCACGATGCCGCTGCTGCCGTTTTGCGGCCATTTCGCGCTCTAAATACTCCCGGCGCATCCGGCGGTTGATTACCGTGACAATGCCGTTTGCGTCCTCGCTCACGTCGGCCGTCTTGCACATGGCAAATTCATTCAGGGCGCCGCCCAGTTCGTCCGTCGAACAGCGAACGAGTCGTGCCAGCATGGGCCGACTTCCCGTCACCATTCCGCTCCGGTCCGACTCGTGCATCACACAAATGAAGTCCCACCAAATCCCCCGCGCCGCCGGCGACAACATGGACACCGCCGGGTCTTTCAACCAATCCCCCGTAAAACATTGAATAAACGGAAATTTCATGTCGCAAATTCGAGGGGGCTTTTCACACTCAACGCCTCCGCGTGCAAATAGCCCATCGTCGTTTCCAGTTGGCTGTGCCCCATCGCCTGCTGGATCGCCCGCGGATTCTGCCCCGCGTTCAAGCAATGCGTGGCGTACGCGTGCCGCAAATGGTGCGGCGTAATGTCCAGGCCCAGCGGCCGGGCCGCCTGGCGCACGCACCGCTGCACGTTCGCCTCGTGACAACGCCAGCGCACCACCTGCCCGCGAAACTCACAGGGCCGATGCGCCGGAAACACAAACGCCCACTTCGGCGCAAACTGCCAATGCGGATACTTTGTGCCCAAAAGACCCGGCAACTTCACCGGCAACTGCGCCAGCCGATCCTTCTCCGCCACCGCTTTGGCATAGACCAGTTGCGCCTTGAGTTCCGGCACGAGCGAACACGGCAATGCCACAAACCTATCCTTGCCCCCTTTCGCGCCACAAAGCACCAGTTTGGAATCCTGAAGCAAAACATCCTTCACCCGCAGATTGAGGGGCTCAGACACGCGCAACCCACAGCCATAAATCAGCTTCACGATCAGCGCCGTGGGATAATCGCCAACATCCTGAACCGCGGCCAGCAACCGGCGCACCTCATCCACTTCTGGCGCGTAGCGCAAATGCACCTCCTTTTTTGCCCGCAACGAATCCACCTTGCCCACCGTTTGCCCCAGGACTTCCCGATAAAAGAACAACAGCGCATTGAACGCCTGGTTCTGCGTACTGGCGGAAACGTCCTGCGTGGCCAACTGCGTCAAAAACGCTTCCAGCTTTTGTTCCACCGAATCCGCCGGGGTGCACCGCTCCGAGACAAACCGGGCATATCGCCCCAGCCATTGGCAATAATTGGCCTCCGTGGAATGAGCCAAATGCTTGCGCCGCATTACCTCCCGCATCTTCTCAATGGCTTGTTGCGTATTCATATTAAGCGAACAGATAACTTTTCTAAGTTGCAGAATCCTTGTTCAGCCCACAGGCAGCGCCTCTATTTCTGCGGCCTCTTCCAGCAGGGCTTTGGCTTTCCGTCGCGCTTCGGCGGCCCGTTTCGCGGGATGGTCCATCAGCTCGTCCCGCACAGCCTTGAGCGCAGCGGCGACGCTTGGAGATGTCCCGCTGCATTTGTCGGCGGCGTGCATTCCCCAGGCTGCGCTGATATGAGGATCGTGGCAGAAGTTGAAGCGGTGGATATTCACACTGAGGCAGCTTACCTGTGGCAGAGTTTCGCGGATTTGTTGCAGCCTGGCCGCTATCCACATCGTCACCTCATCTTCGGTGATCCGGTCGAGGATTGAGGCATCTATATTTTCGATTCGTTTCCAGTCGCTCATAGTAGTCCATTCTGTTCTCGGCACTCATCACAGATGAGTCCATGTTCGGGGGCATTTTCTCCACAGTCCACGCAGGCTCTTATTTCTGGCCTGCCCGTGGTGCGGAGCATTTCTTCGGATTCTTGTTCGTGAGTCCACGGTCTTGTGGGCTGAACAACGGGATGCAGAGAACCCGGCGATTGCGTCTCATTCGTATTCATGCGTTTTGGTCGCCGGGCCTCTGATCCCGACCGTTCTGAGGCATTGGATTCCACCAGCGTTCAGACTCCGGCAGCGGTTCACATTCATGCGGTTGACCGCTATCGTCGAAGCAGTAGCAGTCGAAAGTGCCGCACGCCACGCACCACGTAGGGCTGTCTGAGTGTGCCATCACATGCCTCAGAACCATGCGCTGATGAGAACCACCGGCCACGCCTGCGGTGGGTTCGACAACGCCCGGTGCGCTCGTGGGATTATTGTTCGGTGGTCTCATAGCTTATCCGTTAGGGCACTTAGTCACCTCGTGCCGTTGGTTCACTTTCCGGCGGGGCGTTTATCGAGCGCCTTTTCCGCGAGGATGGTTGCGACATCATCCACATGGACGCAGTCGCACATACACGCGCCGATGATGATGGCCGGGCCTTGCGGGCCGTAGCCGGTTATCACCAGTTCCCCGTTGCAGTAGTCGTTTCCGGCCACTGCGTTTTGGAGTTGTCCGGTGGCGAGGATTTTCCCGCTGGATGTTTCCAGTTGGACTACCTTATCGCCGTTCTTTGCTTCTCTGCCGTTTCTGTAGTGCATAGTTTTGTTTTGTTGTTATCCGACGTGCCCTAACCACTTGCTGAAGCGAAAGCGGCGGGCCACCGCTCTCGCAAATTTCAACGCGCCCTGTCCGCCGCTTCGCTTAGCGCGGCGTTAGATGCGCCATCGGGTTGTGAGATTTTCCGAGTCGGGGCGAGCATGTTGACGCGGTGCTTCTCACAGAGCGGATACCACATCTGGTTTGGTATCGCGTAGATTTCCACGGTTGCCGGTTCGCGGCACGTCCCGTCTTTGTCGGTCATGGCGCATCTAACCTCGCGCTGCATGACGACGGCGGGAGCGCACGTCAGTTGAGTGTTTTTCTTCCGCATAGTTTGCCTTTCGTTAATCGCCGCCGCGCATGAGCTTGGCGTTAGCTGGCTTGCCGTATGGCATACTCAATCGCCATCGCCAGCCCCTTTCTTCCGTTGTCGGTCATGCCTACGAATTTCGGTTCTCCGAAGTGCATGATGATCCCGTATATCTTTTCGAGTGTTGCGCCTTCACTTGCCCACGTCGTCAGCGCGTCCATTACCTCTCGCGGTTGGTTGTCGTCGAAGAAGTCCCACATTTGCTTGCAGGCTTCGGTTGTTTCGAGTTTGACGCCAGCTAACAAGCGCGCTGGAGCTAATTCGCTTGGCTCTACGCAGTTGCACGTCCCGTCTGGTTTCGTGCATGTTGGCTTGTGCCATTGTCCCGGTATTTCGTCGCTCATAGCTCAGCTTGGTCCGTTACCCTTCATCCTCGATCCCCCGGCGGCAACGCCGCGTCCTGTCCGCTCAGTGGCAGGCTTTGCAACCGCGCCGCCTTCTGTTCCGCTGCCAGCCGGCACTGCTGCATGAAATACGCCCCCTCCCGTTTCTTCCCCTTGCGTTCCAGCTTGATTTCCCCGGCCCGCACCCGCCGCCAGAATTGTTTCTGTGCCGCGCGCAACTTCTCCAACCGCTCCCGGAACTGTTCACAGTCGTCGCAGTACTCACCCGCGCTCGGTAGGTTGCAATTCGTGCAATTCATTTTGTCCCCCACGCCAGCCGGTGCCGCGCCGCCCGCATCGCCCGCAAATGCGCCGCGCTCTGATACGCCCGGTTGATCCAGTCCAGCAACTGCACCTTGCGCACCGGCGTGGCAATCTGCAACTCCGCGCGCCACTGTTCCGCCCTGGCCTCCAATCGCTCCGGCTCGCTCGCCTCCGCCACAGGTTTGATGATCCGCATAACTGTTTCAGTGTTTCAGCGTGTCAGCTTTTCCCGGCCTTTTGCCATCCGCCGGAATCACCACCCCGCGCGCCGCGCGTTGTTTGATCGCCCGG